TTCCGCTTCAACGGGATTTTTTTCCGCTTCAACGGGATTTTTTTCCGCTTCAACGGGATTTTTTTCCGCTTCAACGGATTTGTAAACGGTTCCCCAATCTCTTAACATTTGCGACGGGGTAAAACAAACGTGGTTGTCAATCTTTATTATTTGAATCAATCCCAAATTTTCCAAATTCTTATAAAGCCGCCTTAACGTATCAACCTTATTTGGCAAAATTGGGCAATAAACAGATACGTTTTTATAGTCTGCCATGTAATACGGTTTCCCGGCGTATTGTATTGGATTTTGCGCCAACAAACCAAAGAAACATGACGCTAAAATGCTTTCCGTTGGGTTTAAATCTAAAACCCTTGAACGTACTAAATCTAAAATTAAATAACTTCTTTCGTTCATAGAATGAAAAAGCCCGTAATCCGGGCTACCACACACCGGGAAACGGGCTTTGTGCTAATATTAGCAAATATCTTGCAAACGGTGGTAGTCGTTTGTTTATGCTGCAAAAATAGATGTTTTTTTTGAATTATCGAACATTATTGGTTAATTCTGCGATAAAGCCCTTAATGTTTTGCTTTCTTATATGTCCTTTTAATACCCTCCCCTCAGAGAATACTGTATAATAGCCTAATCTATTCCATGAAACTACGTTGTTAGTCCTATTTTCCAGATGTATATAGGTTCCACCCTTAGAATTTAAGTCATACAAAAACCGGAGTAACCTTATAGCTTCCTCCTTATCCCCAAGGTAAACAGTAATATACTTTTGATATATATTACTAGTTTTAAGCATAATGTAATAATGGTCTATACACCCATTCACCTTTGCAGCGCACAATTTTTGGTTCCCAAGGTCTGTTACTTTCAACGTTTCAACCTCTACTACAGTTTGGGCATACACGCTTACACACATTACTGATATCACTAAAAACAAAATAATTTTCTTCATTCTTCTATCAATTTTATTGGTTTAAATGCTTCAGTTACTTTACGCAAATTCCCCTCGCTTTCGTTCGGAACAATGGAAACGACCGGATAACGGGAACGGTCGCCGGGCTTTTGAGAGACGGCAAATTGTACGTTCATATCCCAAACTATACCCTTAACAAATCCCCGTTCCTGCAACATGGCGTCGAACGTGTCTCGGATATTTGGAATTGTTGACGCCGTACCCTTTGTTACGAACTGCCAAACCCCGGCAACCCCACGAACCAAAGGAATAATAAACGTTACGGTCAACGTAACAATCCAACCGTCGCCGCCATTCTTTACGGCACGGTTTGGGTGCTTTTCCGTAACCCCTGCCATCAAATTAGGATAATCCTTTGTACTGTATTGTGCATATTGTTTTCCGTTCCATACAAAGAACGTTTCCCCATCGCCGTATGCTATGCGTCGCCCGTCGTCGTCCCGGTATTCGTACATTTCGTTACATACCTTTTCCGGGCAATCATCCGGGAAAATTATTTGAATAGTTTGCGGCTTTTCGCCGTATGCTTTGGTAAACAATCCGGCATACTTTCCATTAGCAATAAAATAGTCAACACTTTTTGGATATTCTTTTCCGTTGGTTGCTTTCTCCTTATACCCTACTTTGATAAACCCCACACGTGGCAAAACAACACGTTGTATGCCGGGAGTTGGTCTGTTTATGTTTATACGTCCTTTCATAATCAAATATCAATTTCAGTATTCAACAAATCTTTCTTTGTCACGGGTTCCGGCTTTTTAGGCTGTTTTCCTTCGATTTTAGCCACTTTTTCTTTTTTTGGTGTAATTGTACGTTTTGCGGTTTTCTTTTCCTTGACGGGCTTGTTTTCCGCCGTTTTTGCCGTTTTTCGTGTGGTTCTCTTTACGGTCTTGGTTTTCTTTTCCTCCGGTTCCGGTTGTGGTTCGGGTTCCGGGTCTTTCTTCAAATCCTCAACGGTAACGGCTTTTTCCGGTTCCGGCTTTTTCTTTTCCGCCGGGGCTTTGCTTTTAACAAGTTCCGCCAACGTCAGCGAAACAATATTGTTTGTCAAATCCGGTTCGTTATCCAATGATATTTCCCCGGAAACCGCCGTAAATGTATTATCCCGTTTTTCGTCCTCAATTGCTGCCAACTCCAATAGATACGGGATTTTCTTTGCGTTCGGGCTGTCTGTTTGGTCTTTCAAATTGTACGTCGGTTTCTTTCGCCAATCTTTCGGGCTAAAATTGAAAACACGGTCAATCGGAATATCCGGGAAATTTTCGTTCCACATCATCGCATATAAATGCAACTGAATTTCCGCTTCTTCGTAAAATCCTTTGCGCCCGCTTTTGAAATCCACAATTGCGTTTATGTATTCTTTTGAACCGGGCTTTGATAACATCGTACACGGTAAATCAATCATTCCGGCGTAATTATGAACGGGGTGTACCAACGCAATTTCCACGGCTAACGGTTTAACGTCATAATCCAAAACAAATTGCGCAAATGCTAATATATCCTTTTTGAAATCATCAGCGTAATAAATGAAATCGGCGGGCAATTTGTTGTTATCAATATAATCTTTCAATTTGGCTTTCAATCCGTCCAAATCATAAACCCGGTTAATTATAAGTTCTTCAAATTGGGCGTGCATAAATGTACCATACGCCGCCCGTTCTGCTTTGTATCGTTCCGCCTCGTCAATACCTTTGTCGGCAATCCATTTAATCAGAAATTCCGATTTTGGCATTGTCTGCGATAATATGGTTGTAACTGACGGATAAAATTCCGGGGTTCCGTTGTCGTCAAACTTGTAATAATATCGGTGTCCTTTGCTGTTTAGCTGCCATACTTTATACGGCGGTTCGATTAATGCGCCATCAAAGAACATTGCCGTCATTTCCTCAACCGTCATGCCCGGCACAATTTCAAAAGCCCCGGCGGGCTGTTCTATTTCGACGGCATCCAATCCGGGGACAATCTGTTGTTCATCGTTTATTTCCGGGAATTTATCGGCGGGCAATTGTCCCATTGCTTCCGCCAACTTCTTAACCGCATTTACTGCGTTACCCATTGTGTTTGCAATACTTTTTTCCGGGTTTTCCGGCTGTTTCTTTTTCGCTCTCATGTTATTTGCTCTTTAATTCGTTAAACAATACATAAACCATTAATCCACACATTGCAGAAAACAAAAAATGGATATAATTCCAAAATCCGGCAATAAAACATATTACTCCGAAAATGCTAAATATCATTGCAAAAACCTTTGCTTGCCACGCATCGGAAAAGAAAACATCAACCATCTTTTCCATTTTTTCGATAAACTTCTTTTTCATGGTTTTAATCCTCCATTCCAAACAGATAATCGGCGGAACAACCGCACATTTCGCAAATTATTACTACCCATTCCGGAACAATCCTTTTGGTTGTCCCGTTGCAAAGATTTGTCATATTTACCTGCTGTGCGCTTTCGCTTGCGCCCTCAAACAATCGGGCTGCAATATCCTTTTTCAATACTTTCTTTCCGTTTGCCTCTGAACGGGCGATTGCTTCGTTTACTCTCAATTTCATATTGTTTTATTTTTATGGTTATTACTCTACATGCCCGCAATGTTTGCAGGTTTTTTCCTCAAATATCGGTTCGTATTCATACGGGGTTAAATACCCATCGCCGCCGCAACATTTATAATCGGCGTCGGTAACTTCCATTTCTCCGCCACATACCGGGCAATCTCCTTTTCCGACCAATACCAAATTCAGAAATGCGTCCAAATGTCCGGAACGTACAACCGAAATTCCGGTTGCTTTGATAATGCCGACAACATCAGAAACCGGAACGTCACGTTCGATACTATCAAACAAAGTGCATCCCCAAAATTCCGGGTCGTCTTGTATCATTTCCTTTTGGATTAATTGGTTTACAATGATTGTTTCAACTTCTGTTGCTTTCTTTCCGGCTGCTTTCGCCAAAATGTTCAATTCTTTGTCTTTTCTGATATTCATATTATTTCGCACTATCCCCGTGCGTGGGCTTAACTTCAATGCAAAGGTACAAACATTTCTTTAATTACCAAAATAAATACTTTTATTTCAAATTTATTTTTGCGGGTTGTTTTGCAATTTACGGCAAACAATATATTTTTGTGGTACCGCATCAACCAAATATCGCTCTCGGTTACTGCGTAAAATTCCCCCGGTGCATATTGATTTATGACGCCGGGGGTCTTTTTATTTCTTACTCTGATAATACAACCATTTGTAAATTTCGCCGTAATATCCGGTTTCCAATACTGCTTTTCGTATGGTCTTTGCGTCGTACTCTCCAAATGTTACGTACTCATATATTGACGGGTTTTCATGCAACGCAAATTCAAATGTTATGTCAATATATGCGTCGCCGGCCTTGTTAAACGCATGGTCAATCGGTATTGGGACGTTTGTTTTTCCCTCACAATAAAGAATCCGTTCCGGGAACGCCTCGCAAAGTAAATGGGAATTTCGATAACATTGTTTAGGCTGCGGCTTAATTACATGCTGTATATATTCCAATTCGTAATCCTCCAATACATCAGCCGCCGGAACAATTTTAACGGGCTTTGCAGCATTAAACAAGTCTACAAAATAGCTTTTTTGTCTTTCGTGCATAGGTAATTCCAACATCATTTCAATTTCTTTTATTATTATACTTTCCATACAATTTGTTATTCCGTCCATTCCTCAATATACATTTCATACGCTTCTTGGCAACAACGCCCCTCACAACTTATATATCCATTTGGGACGCCGTGGGTTCCTTTTTCGCCATCATCCAAAGGACAATATAAACACAAATCGTCGCTTAAATCATCAACGTTGTTTATTGTTTTCATATCATTTGTTTTTTTGCCGGGGAAATCCCCGGCGTTGATTATGCAATACGAATTAAATTAGCTTTTTTGAAACATCTGTATTCCTGCTTTTCTGTATCGAAATACGTTTGTACCGTGTCGGCGGGTTTCCGGGTTCCGGTTGTTGCCGGGATTGTTTCCGGGTTTGTGGTTCCGTATGCCTCACGCAATGAACCGTCTATTTTCTGAAAGTAGAATTTTACAATTCGTTTTTTCATTTCGGCTTTCAACTTAATGTTCAACCATGCACATTTTAAAGCCTCTGAAAGTTTATAACCATTGCGTTTTACGAACTGCCACGCCAATTTGAAAATCTCGCTTAACTTGTTTCTTTTTTCTGAACTCATACGAATTTGTATTTGGTTCCGGGAACCCGCCCGGTCGGATATTATTTAACATAGAAACTTATCTTTATTCCTCTGCGCAATTTGCAAACGGTTTTATCATCGGTGCCATTAAATGAACGGCGCAACATCTTATTAGCTATTTCAACGCCAATCAATTCAATCAATCCTTTAACGCCTACCAACTTGTTAACCTTTTTACCGTCAACAATACCGTTGATTTTAATGCGGAAATTGCGATTGATTGATTTTGTTGAATATTCCAAACCGTTGTAAATTGTTGTTGCCATTTTGATTTTCTTTTAATTGTTCGGGGTAAACGCCCCGTCGTTGTTGTTTGACAATGCAAATATACAACCTTTATTTTAATTACCAAAAGAATTTCTTTTTATTTTATCGGAAAATGGCAAAAAAATTCTGTTTTTGGTTCAAAAGATAGTTATTTTGGGCAAATTTTCGATTTAATCCACTTTTTCGGGCGAAATGTGTAATTTATCCATCCGGGAAAGAAAAGCCCGCTACGGGGCTAAAAATGGGCAAAACGAAAAAAGCCGGGAAAATCCCGGCTAATCCTTGAAAACAATCTTTATTTATATGGTCAAATGTAATTCGATACAAAGATAGTTATTTTTCAATCTCAATGTATTCAACCCCCATTATTTTGGTATGCGGGTTTTTGCTGACAACATCAATTTCCCGGTTCTTTACTTTCTTTGTTTTCCATAGAAAATTAAGAAACCTTTTATATTCTACGGTCGCCGCAATTAAAATGCTGTCCCGGTTTATAAATGTCCCGGTAAACTCATTTTTCCGGTTAACGCATCCATCAAAAGAAAACCATTTGTCGGCGGCTGTTATACATCGTAATGTATCAACAACAACCCGGTCAACATATACCAAACTATCCCGGACGGTTCCCCGCAAATCAATTATCGTTTGACTTTGTGCGCTTGTTAATGCTTCCAATTCCCGGTTCTTTACCTGCAACGTCTTTATTAATGCTGCATCGTCTGCCCGGTATCGTTCAAACTCCGACAATTTCAGTTCCAAAACGCCAACTTTGGCGGCGTTCAAACTATCCTTTGTTTTGTAGGTTTCGACGTCCTGCAATAATGTTTCGGTATTTCCCCGGTATCTGTTCCGTTCGTTCGTCAATTTTTCAATTTTCGTTCGTTGCACCCATATTGTTGCAACGGCGGCAACTACCATCGCAATTGCCGCCCAAATCAAATACTTTTTCATACAATTTTCTTTATTGCTTCAAAATGTACCTTTGCAATCCTTTCTTTTCCGTCGTCGCTCATCATAAAACGGCAATCCTTTTCATTATCAAAAAAGAAATTTTCAGATAATACCGCCGGGCAAACCGTATGTTTCAGAATATAAAATTGGCTTTCTTTGTCCGGGTCGCCGTCCACATAATCAAAACGCATTTTCCAACCATCCGGGGCAAACTCTTTTTCCGCCTCCTTACAAAGAACGGTTGCGATTGCATCCGCTTTCGTTTGTCCTACGCTTGTATAACATTCCCACCCGGTGCCGCCTCCGGCGTTCCCGTGTATGCTGAACAATACGGCGTTCTGCCCGCAATCGTCATATATCACGTTAGCACGGCGGCAACGTTCCGGTAATGATACGTCGTTGTCCTCCGGTACCAAAATTTCAAACTTTATTCCCTCCGCTTTCAACATCGCCGCAATACGGCGTACAATATCACGGTTAAACTCCCATTCTAACAATTGGGAACCGTCGCCCCAAATGGGGGAACGTTTTCCGGGGGTCTGCGAACCATGCCCGTTTTCAAGAATTATTGTTTTTTGATTCATAGAATAAAATGTTTTTATATGGTTTGTTTTTATTTATATATTTTCTTATTGTAACCCTGCTTATACTTGTTTTTTCTTCTGCTATTCTCATGGAACCATATCTTTTTTTTTCATTTGTAATTGTATTATACGCAATTACTCCTATTGATTTATTATGTTTTTCCCCTCTCTTTCCTAACCATGCTTTAACCGGATTCCTTTTTAGAACTCTGAAAGAATGAAATTGGTTTTCGCTATGGGTTACATATTCCAAATTATTAATGTTGTTATTTTCTTTATTCCCGTCTTTATGATTTACTTCCAATTTAGAATTACCAACAAATGTTTTCATTACCAATCTATGCAGTAATATTTGTTCATTTTTCCCATTTTTAGATAATGTTACAAAGCAATATCCGTTATTATATTTGCTTATTTTTATAAATCTATCATTATGCAATAAACGTGTATTTCCTCTTACAACTATTTGTCTGCTCAATGATTTAACATGCCCATAATTACTAACTTGATAATACCCATCATATCTGGGAACATCTTTCCAAATCTCATTTTCCATAATTGCCAACTTTTAAGAACTGCCAACAAATAAGAAACGGGGACGGGCTGTTGGCTTGCCCTTTCGGCCGGTTAATTACTCCGCCTATCCCCGTTGCAAATATAATTATTTATTTACTCATTTTCTTTTTTTTATGGGGGATTTTCGCCCCCTCGGTTATTATTCATAAAATTCTGTTGCCCCCTTTTCTAACTCATCCGGTATAAACGGCATACCTACCATTTCTTTGAAGTTTACAATAACCTCAAACAAAGGTTTTCCGTCTGTTCCGCTTTGCAGATAAAAGCCATCATCAATATTTGAATTAGCCAAAAATCTAACTGACTCGCCCTGCTGAATTGGGAATGATATACTTTTAGACTGAATGTTCTTGGCAATCTTTCTGTTTGCTTCAATGGTTGTTGAATATCGGCTATTTGGTACTTCTGTCAATGCCCCGTCCGGTGCAACCTTTGCAGCCCAAAAATTGGCTTCATTCATTGTGCTTGTTTCGTTGTATGCCTGCCCGGAATACTGAATTGTTATAATTCCGTCCGCCTCTGCCAATAAATCTCCTTGAACTTTGTTAGGGTCTGACGCTCCGGGGTCTGCCCATGCGTTATTATTGCTAACCAAAGCCAAACCCTTTTTAATGCCCAAAGGTATATTTCCTGCGGTCTTGTTATACGTATATCGGTAACTTGCATCGCCTGCCGGGGTCATAACAACAAATTTTGCATAGTCTTTCTGATATTCCAAATATTTTTCCGAAATATGCGAACTATCTGTTACTACCATTCGATTAAACCACGGGGTTATATCTCCCTCGAAATCATTCAGTACCATATTGGTTGGCGTTTGTGATTCGGTAGGATATATAATAACCGCAAATTCTACTGCATCAGCCGGAATAACAAAAGTTTTGGTTGCCTCGTGGATTCCGCTTACTACATCTTCCGAAATAAACAATCTGTCTGCAATGCTCCATCCTGCATTAAATTGCGGTTGGTCATTGTTAATACTAAGTAATTCCGGGGACGGTGCGACCGCTTCCGTTCCGGTGTACTTCATCAAAGCAACAACAAAAGAGTTTTGTTTATCCGTAATCTTAACCGTTGCTTTATAATTTTTCCCCTTAAGTACATGGGTATCAAATCGGCTGTACTTCTTAAACAAAGAAAATACGGGTAAATCCTTTCCGTTATCTTTTACAACCAACTGATTGTTTGAAATACTTACTTTTGCGGCTGTTTTAACAGACAAATATGTATTATCGCCGAAATACATTACATCATTATTGACGTCAATTTCCGGTTCGTCAAAAACCAAAGCCCTTGAAAGGTTCAAAGAGTTGTAACCGTAATATTTATTATTCATTTTGATTTGATACCCGGTAAACGCCATAAATGCTAACAATGCCTTTCCGACTCCATAGTCTTTGCCTACTGACTGAATCAACACACATGAATTTGCCCCAATAGACAATAATTCTTCATTCGGGAAATTGGTTTCTATACGCAAATGAACATCAGTAAATGCCTTTGCTTGACACTCTCCCAAATACAATTCTTTGCGTTGTTTGTCGCCTGCTTTATAGTCAATCTGAACCGCCATAGGGTTGCCGTTTACATCTAATAACGTTTGGTCGTTATCGTCAGCAAATTCAAGTCTAACCCAACCGTCCTGCGTAATTCTGTTATCCCCATATTGCGTTGGCTCAATATACAAGCCAATTAAAAAGGTTGTTCCTCCGGAAATATTTGGGTCGTCTTGTGGGTCAATATCTTGTATAACAAAAGATTTCTTTTTCATATCTTGATATACTGACATACCGCCCTTAACTTTCAAATCAGAAAACCACAAGCGGGATTTTGCATATTTAGAATTTACCAATTCATCATTACCTAACATTGCCAATATTCCCTCTGCATCTTTTCCCGGAACAACGGATAAATCAGCCTTGAAAATCGGGTCTCCATCGGGTGTTTGTCCGTTTCCCATTTGCGAAATACGAACCGTTCCATCCATACTTCCGACCTCTGTTGCTTTAAATGATTTTTTTGCTATTTTATCATTAAACAAAAATGGAACATTTCCCAAATTTACATTTGCTTCGTCTGTATCACTATCGTATTCAATAAAGAAAGGTTTTTTAAATCGTAAATTCTTTGTCTGCAACACAATATTTCCCTGCTCATCGCTTGTTGTTAGGCTGCTATCAATAGTTTTATACCACGGAATAAAATCCCACGTATTTTCATTCTGAATAGGCAAAAAAATACCTGCAATCCCATTGCTTGTAACGGTTATTGGTGTATTTGCCCCATCAATACTTTCTCCGGCTGACGGGCTAATTATTGCCTTGTAATTGGCTGCCCCCGGTTCTTGTATAAGTTCCAAAATGATAATACGGTTATCCGATACGGGCGGCAATGTCTGTTGAATTGTTTGGTTGTTGCTCATCTGATAAACCAACAACAAAGTTGTACTTTTGTTGTATGGGTCTGTATTCAGATTTACCCCCTTTTGTACCTCCTGGCGGTTGGCATAGAATAACGCCTTAATCTGCTCGTTTGTCTTTCCTGCTGTTGCCGGGTGCGCTGTTTTAGACAATGCAATAAAAGCCGCATTTTGCTTAATCATACGGTCAAACTCTGTTGGGCTTATTGGGTTCTTTGCGTCTGCCAATCCTGCCGCCAAACCTTTTTCTTTGAGTTTTGCCAAATCTACGTCCGCTAAATCATTCTGAGCAAAATTACCGTCCTTTGCTTTTTTCTCAAAGTCTTTTGCATCAACATTTGAAAGGTTTTTGCTTGCCCCGCCCAATGCCGCCAGCGTTGCGGCAAACGCCGGGGTTTTTACATACTTATCCAAATAATCTTTAATCCATTGTTCGTCCGCTCCTGCCGGAACCCACGGAATTTGTGCTGCATCATTAATTTCTATTGGCAAATATACATCAACCCACATTGCGCCCTGTCTATCTGAAAGGAATGTACCTTTCTGAACCACTTCAACGCCCAATTTCTGTTGGTTCTCTGAAATGTATGTTCCGGTTATTGCTTTTGCATCGCCCAAAAAAGTTTGCGTATAAACCTGCATTTGCCCCAAACCCAAAAGCGGAACGATATTAAACAACAACATATCGTTCTGAATCTTACAATTGGTGCAAACCCCTTTGTTTACCTCAAATTCAAACGGCTTACCGCTTCCGGTAAAAATCGAACCTTTGACGTGTACGGAATCCGCCTTAATTGGGGCGTTGTTCTTATCCCGGAACATCATCATAATAATTTGGCTACTGCCTGCTGATAATTGCTTTAATTGTGCCATAATCATTTGAATTTTTTCTTGTTAATACTATGTTTATCATTAATCGCCTTTATTAGCTTTTCGGCTTCTTCTTTCGTTATACACTTGACTATTTCCGCCGCCATATCTATTGCCTCAACTGCATTGCTTTGTTTGAGTTCGTAATTCTCTTTCATGCTCCAACCCTCCCTTAATAGAATACCCAATGTCAGTAATACAACAAAAAATGGAATACTGTAAAAAGGAAAAACCATAAGCCCCAAAACATCAATCATCAATACGTATAAAACTAAACGCAAATAGTCTACGATTTTTTGCCCGGTTTTCCGCATCGGGTGGCTGCTTAATTTTTCTTTTCTCGCTTTCACGGCTTCGTATGCCGTCCAAAAATCAAAGAATGTCGCAAATACTACAAAAACACAACATACAAAGATTATTATCAAACAAATTTTCATGTCGTGTTGAATGAAATAAAAATACTTTTCCATCGGTCTTTTTTGTGGTGCGGATTGTTCCGCACCGGGTTAAACTTTGCATATTTTGATAAAATATTTTTTTTCAAATATTCCCTAACAACAAAAACCTTTGTTGGTGTTACATAACAAATAACGGGCTAACCGTGGAAATGGCAATAATACGCCATTGCTCCCAATTAAAAATTCTTTCCATAATTATTGTAATCATTCAAATAAAACATATTACTAAATATTAGCTTTATTATTTGACAATTTATTTACCAAAAATACATCTGAATACATTTAACCACGGAACAATTGCCATTTTATAACCCAAATTGTTTAAATGTGTCCCATCAATTGTTGTAAACAATGCTGTATCTGAAGTTATTCCACTTAATCTAAATTGGTCAACAAACCACCATTTATTTTTTACGGCCGCATACATTAATGCCTTTTCAAAATCTACTATTGTATTACCTTTTTTATTTATTGTTTGCGTATTCCAACCGTTACGTAGGCATGTATTGCTAACTATAACAATTTTATCATCTCCGCTTAATTCAGTTATTTTATCAGCAAAAACTCTTAATGCTCCATAATAAGTTGTTTTCCCGGTATTATTGTCATAATCTGTTTTTTTTCCTAACGGTATATCACGAACAAAGTCATTTGTTATTGTATCAAGTGTCCAAATTGCATTTTCAGACGGCTGCCATGTGTTCATTTTTGAACAAATAGAACTGGAATCATCTTCACTTGTAGCACCCAACGACGAACCCGAATAACAATATTTTGTTCCGGTATCTGATAGAAACCTATAAACATTTTTTAAAAGTGTTTGGTAACCAATAGCAATTTCTCCGCCTCCTATTCCCGAACCTCCATCTGCTAATTTTTTTCCATCATACCACCAAATTGACATACCAACAAAGTTTATATTTTTTTCTATGCCTAGAACAGAACCGAATTTATATTCCAAACTGCTTACAATATCTGCTATATATTGTAATGTTATTATTTTGTTTACTTCAATAAGAGTTCCTTTTTGTCCGCAAACTCTTATAAATCCGTCTTGTTCAATAGTAATAAAAGACGGTAATCTGTTGCTGTTGTTATCATATCCTAAAGTAAATGTTTTATCGGTGTCGTATAATGCTGCTGTAAGATATTTTCCACTTGGTCTTGACTGAATAAAACAATTTATTATATCTCCTTTTTTAACCTCTATATAGTCAGAATGTTTCCACGCTGTATTACCATCGCTACTACCGTCAGATAACAATAAACCATCTGTAAGGTTTAAAGGCTCCGGATATTGTGCAATTATTGTTTCTAATTGTGTATTTAGATTTGTTACATAATTATTTAACAATATTTCCTTGTTTAACTTTATACTACCGGAAGATTTCCCTCCAATTCTAATATACCCATCTTCTTGTATTATTATATCTGTCGGTATATTTGGTTTTACATAATTGCTTTTTACATGTTTATTTGTGTCATAAACTTGCAAACCAACATAAGGGGAATCATAAGGTTCTGATATATATATATAAAATTTATCTCCTTTTTTCACTTCTATATAATCAGAAACTGCACATTCTACATCAAATTGATAGTAACCACTCGGATGTAATTTAACGCCATAGAACAAATTAATATTTTCCGGCGACTCAACTTTTACATCTTTTTCACTTTCTAAAACACTTACTTTATCTGCTAAGTCTTGTAATGACTGAGGATTGCCAATTTTTATTGTAGTTCCTTTTTTTCCGCAAGCCCTAATAAATCCGTCTTGTTCAATAGTAAGTTCTTTTGGATAATTACTAACCGTATAACTTTGAAGCAATGTTTTTTCGGTATTATATAAAGCTACTGGCGCATAAGTTCCACTCGGCGGGTTTGATAGAATTATTCTTAATTCATCTCCCCGCTTTACCTCTATGTAATCTGACGTGCTCCATAAACCGGATGCGCCTGTAGTTCCATTTGCATTTAATAACGCATCTTGCAAGTTTAAAACTTTTGGATTAATAATTGAAATATCATCTATTATTTCATTAATTTGGTTTTGGTTGGCTATTTTAAGCCAATTAATATCTTTAGCCCAATTGTTATCATCTGTTGAAGTTCCAACAAATTGTTCATTAATCCATCCATTTACCGGGTCTTTATAACTTATTTGAATACCGGGTTTTCTATATTTTGTTAATACTTGCTTTCTTGTTGTTGCAACATCTGTATTCCAATCAAGAATCATATTACCACCACCGGAACCAATCTCTAATACTTGTTTACTCCATGACCCGTTCCATTTTAATACTCCTAATTGCCCCGTATCAATAACAATATTTGAAAAGTTTGTATATGTACCCTCTCCGGCTAAATAAAAAACATTTTGGTCGGGTGTTCCGGGATTTGTTGCTGTTGTTGCAATACCTACAAATTGGAAATTTCCTCCCAAACTATTAATCATTGTAAGCAAAGTATTTTGCAACACTTCCCCGGTAATTGCTTGCGTTCCATTCGTTTTAATAACATTTGAAACAGCTTGTTTTAATTGTTCGTAATTTCCCATAATCTAATTAATTTAATTGTTATTGAAATCATTATTGAAATCGTCGTTAAAATCTCCTTTATTGCTTATAATATAGCCACGTCCTATTTTCTTTACTACGGTATTTGTTTTAAACTCAATTTCCACGCTCGCCAAATCTCCCTGCGTTTGCCATTTTGGTGTAATTAGAAACGTGTCGCAATCGTATTCCCTGCCGTATTTATCTGTTATATGAATATAATCAGCCATACGGATAAAACGCATAACGTCGCAAAGGAACTCCGGTGCCAATATCGTACATTTAAACGTTTTGACTGATATTTGTTTTTCCGGAAAAAAATACCCGTCCCGTTCTTCTCCGTCCTCTTCAAATTCATAATCCGGTTTTCCCAACTCTGTACAAAGGTACAACGTATTTTTGAAATCCGGGTTTTTATATACTATTTGCCCGGCGTCAAATACCAAATTTTCAATATCCCACCATTGTATTTTTAAGTAACCGGAAACATCTTGTACGACCGTGAACATTTCAGAATACCACGTTTGCACGCCATCCGATAACGTCATATAATATATTCCGTCCAACTGATTTAATGGCATGGGTAAAATTGACGGGTACAATATAACATCATAACCCAACGTTTGAAACCGGACAATCTGCAATCCGGTTTCTTTCATATACGTTGTTATGTTTGCAACTTGCTTTCCGGTCTTTTCATACAATACCACTGACGTAACATTGTTTGACCGTGTGTTTCTCATTATCTGAAACGGTAACAATCTATCAGCCGGGGCAAACAACGGATAAATTGCGCCGTATGCGTAACTTTTACGGTGGTTCTGTTCGTTTATTGACGTGTACCACGGTAAAACGCTTATATTGTTATTCTGTATCATATTTCAACGTTGCTTTTATATTTCTACTACACAAATTTACTGAAAGTTTATCAACTTGACCGTTACCGATATATGTTTTAACTAACTGCATCGGGTTTGGGTCTGTGGTTCCTGCCGGGAAATTCAATGTTTGTTTCTTTTTACGTTCCAATCCTCCCAAAGCATAATATTGGGAATTATTTATTTTGAAATTCCGTGCGGGCATATCATAAACCCAATATGTCGGTTGTATATTGATAAACGCTAAATATCCATTTTGCAAAAAATATTCTACGCCATCAACGGTTTGTCTTGTAAACGGCAATTCCAATTGTCCACCTCCGGACGGCATAACCGCCGCAAACAATGCGAATCCATCCAAACTAATTGCACCGGGGTTTAACAACATCAAATCAATATCGGACGTAAAATTGGAAATATTTATTTCTTCTATCTTTCCGGCTGTTACATATTTGGACGTAATTTCTATTGGTAAACCCTCAAATGGTGTTGTTACATCATCCATCCACTCAAATTGATAACGTTCCGGCATTTCTACTTTGTCAAATGAATATTCAGACGTTGCAAAAGCTAATTTTTTGCCGTTCCTAACGTTTTCTAATTGTGTTAAATCATAATCAATAATCGGGTTATATCCATACGAACCGCCATTTCTAAACCAACTTACCTGTTCAATTTTAAATTTTCCGTCCTCAATATACCAATAACATTTGTAAATATCCCGTAACATCGTCATAATCTGTTGTAATGTAATCGGGGCTTTTTGCGCCGGGGTTTTATATTCGCCATTAATGATATTACTTTTCTGACTTATTAGCAACTTAAATGACTGCCCGGAAATAGGATTGTTTGTGTTATAAAGAAATTGGCTGTATTCCGGCGTCGCTTCATGCGTTATTCCGGGCGCAAATTCTTTTAATAGCACATTGATACATGACGACAATGTAAACGCATCACGCAAAGTATATGCTTTTCGGGCTTTTTCCTCTAATATCCAATCCATCAGATAAAACCCAAACCATAACGACGCATAACGCCACGTTGACCGGGCGATTGGATAAAACGTTTGTCCATATATGGAATAAGGCGGCTCAAAATACTTTCCACTGTCGGCTAATCCCCACTCGGTCGGCGTATCTGAAAAATTATTAGATATAAATGCCACGTCGATTGCGTAACCAATTGCCCGGCGGTAATTTCTATTATTATCTACAATATCATCGGACGACAACGGGTATGTATCTAAATCGTCTATTTTATCAACATCAACCAAATATCGGGCGTATATATTATAACTTTTCATATCGGCGTGCATCGTACCCGTTGCCCCGGAACCCTCAACGGCGGTTAAATCAAATTCCAACGTATCAAAAGGTTCTTGCGTTGTCTTTGTATACCGGAACATTGCCACATCATCAGAACGGCGGCGTATCTCAACACCTGCTAGCCCAATAGGTAGCCCACCCGCAACTCGTTTTTGTGCAATATGGATATAATAATTTACATTTAATTCCGGGTATAAATCTCCCATAAATTCATCAGGACTTACACCCGTCGACATCCGCCCAGTATAAAGCCCGGATATTACCGCCGGGGAACCGTGCGACGTAATTTGTATTTCTTTCAAAATATTACATAGTGCAAAATGATAGGTTTGTATTAATGTGTTTTGGTCAGTCGTGGCGTTTGCGTCTTGTTCCCAATTCGTGCCGCCCAAAAAGCACGAAACAATACTATCTCCGGGAACGTATATTTGTATCAATGGGCGTTTTCTTATTGTAAGAAATTCGATTTGTGGGGCCAACTCAATTAAATTGTATTCCTTTTCCAATCCTGCCAAAACGTCGTTGTATTGGTCTATTGTTTCCGGCTGTACCGTAACCAATTTATCATCATCATTAAACGTACAATCCGTTTTCATAAACTTTGCTTTATAGTATTGATTGTATGTTTGTCCCCAATCATCGCTTTTTTCGATATATAGGAAAAATTCAGAATCAAACGGGGCGTCATTGATAATATCGTAATCAGCACGGACAAAGTTTATTTTACCGGACAATTTAGCCCGGTAAAACCTTTGATTTGTTTCCAACTCATAATCCAACGTTAAATCATCCTTATAATTGGGGCAGACGGTTTGTTTGGTTCCGTCCTCCCCTATCTGCAAAAAGAATCTATATTTTGGTGTCATAGTCTTTTTATTTTACGTTTCAAATTCTTGTAACTTTCAATCGTATTTCCGTCGCCATCCACGTAAACCCGTCGTCGGTTCTGTTCCTTAATTTCCCTTACATCATCCGACAAATTGCGTAAATCCGGGCTTTGTCCGGTAACGTTTAACGTCAAACCGTCGCCGTCTGAATAGGATTTTAAATACTTATGTGCAAACGTACCATTGTTTAGCGAATTGATAACGTCCGGTATTATCTTTCTGAAACGGCGTGAACTTCGTTTATTTATCACGGCGAAAAATTCGCCTCCCTCGGCACGCCGGCGGGTTCCGTCCGGTTTCGTTCCTAAATCAATATCATTTCCGCTTTGGTGCGAACCGCCCTCCAAAAGTTCAACGGTACCGTCGCCGTATGTTTCCGTTCCTCCGGTTCCTCCGGTCTGTTTTGCCAATTGCGCCGCCTTGATTTTAGACGCTGCAAAACTCGCCCACATTACGGCAATTGCAGGTATTGCAAACGGGAAACCTAATTGCGACCATATCAACGCCGTTGCTGTTACCATGTTTCCGATTTGCTGCAATGTTTGTATTGCTGCCTGCTGTTTTTGCGCTTTCTGTTGTTCTTTCAACGCTTTTTCTTGGTTTTTCTTTGCCAAATCCAACTCCTTTTGCGCTTGTACAACATTATTGGCGTACCCGTTTGCCCTTGCTTCCAATTCTGCATCCAACGCCGATTGTGCGGCGGAAACCTCTTTATCCGCTTGCTCAACGGCTGCATCTGCTGCGGCAACACGTGCCGCCGTGAATGTATTTAACGCATCCAATGCGTATTGCATAGACGTATTAATTGCCTCTTTTTGGTCGTCGTCCAAATTAAGCCCAAACAAACCGTAAATGTCTGTTCCTCGTTCCTCCCCTTTGGATTGCTCAATTTCTTGGTCTATTTTTTTAATAGTGTTTTGAATTGTTTGTACCTCAACATCAGACAATTTATTGGCGGCTTGCTGATTTAATTCTAAAACCTTTTGCAAACGTTCCTTTTCTGCTTGCAAACGGAATTGAGTTTTCCGGGCTTCTGAATTTCTCAACAAATCAAACTCCGATTGTGCCAACGCTTGTTGTTGGTCGAATATCTGTAATTGCGCTTGCAAATATTCGTCCGCAATTCCGGCTCCCTTTGCGTCAAAACTTGCATTAATCGCCCCGGCGTCCTGCTGTTGTCTGGTCGGTTTCTGTTGGTTCTGTAATAATGCGGTTTGTCTTTCGTTTTCCAACAACTGCATCCGCAATTGTCTTTCCTGCTCGCTTCCCTCTTTGACTGCTTGCAAACGTAATTCAATGCTTTCTTTCTGCAACGCCAATTCCTGCAATTGTCGGCCTTGTTCGATTTTCAATAACGCCTCGGTTTGTTGCTGTTCCAACGCCGTAATTGTGGCGTTTATTGCTTGGCGTCCGGTTTCGTTCAAATCCTTTTCGGTCTGCAATTGGTGTTGTAAGTCCTCAATTTGTCGGGAATACTGATATTGCGTTTGTTGGCGACGCTTTTCCCATTCGTCGGTTTCCAACTGCAATTGTGCATCCTGCAATTTTCGGGTTGCTTCCAAATTCTTTTTATATGCTTTCTCTACCTTTTTTGCAGCCTTTTCCGCTTCTTTATCCTTTTTTGTCGTATCAATTTTTGGCGAATTTGTCGTTACGGGGCTATTCCCGATTTGTGCTTGCGTATCTCCAACAGATACCGGGATTGTTATCGGCTTTATTTTCTTTTGCATATCATCCAATCCCTCTTTGAAATTTTGGGTAATGTCCTTTACTTGTGCTTTTACCAAATTTCCGTATGCGGCTGCATAATCTGACAACCCTTTTTTAACGTCGTCAAAATCCAACGTAAACGCTCCCTTTAATGCGGTTCCGGTTGCTTTGACTATATCAATAAAGAATCCAAACAAATTTCCCAACGTATCAAATGTTGTTTTGAATCCGGCAACAATCCCATTCCAAATTGCACGTATCAAAACACTTTCATTGTATAACTCAATCAAGTAATTGACAACATCAATAACCCCTTTTATTATCGCCGTCAATCCTTGGTTAACAAAAACTTTTGCCTGCGTTGTCAACGTTTCAAAATTCCCTCCGGTTGCGTCAAACAACCCGGATAATGCGTTTTGCAACTCAATTTGGCTTTGCAATTGTTCCTCCTGCAATTGCGCCAAAACTCCGGCTTTCCCTTTTACTTCATCCATGTTTGTTGAAATATCTTTCAACGTGCGCAAATACTGCAATCCGGCGTCCTCTCCGGGCCCCCCGAATATATCTGCAATTGCAGCCCCGACCGTTGCCGCATTATCCGGCAATTTTGCCAATTTTGCGGAAACGTCTTGTATAACATCAAATATCGTTTTGGTTCCGGTCTGCAAATCTTTTTGAACTTGTTCCGACGAAATACCAATACCATCCAAAGCCTCCGCCGTCGCCGTCGTCATTTCACGCAAACGCAAATTTGCCTCCTTAATTGCGTCAACGCCTTTGTCTGAAAAGATACCCATTTTGTTTGTTTGGGTAACAATTGCAACAAATTGGTCTGCTGATATTCCCGCCTCTTTGAAATATGCCGGGTATTCTTTCAACGTGTCTAAAAATTCCCCGTTCGCATCGCCTCCGGCTAAAAACCCATCCTTAACCAATTGCAATGCCTCATTTGCAGAAATACCAAATTGTTTTGATAATGCGTTTGTTGCAATCAATGTTTCCCGGAAATCTGCGTTGAATGAATCGGCGACGGCTTGCACCTCATTTCTAAACGCTTTCAAATCATCGCCACTTTTCCCGGTAAATTGTTGCGTCAATCTCGTTGCCTCAACTAACCCGGCGTTATAATCGTACCACCATTTAAACGCCGCACCCGCCGCCGCAATTCCGGCAATCGCCAAAAAAACCGGGTTTGAAAGTAATCCCAACAAAGTTTTTCCCAATGCTTTTGCCCCGTCGCCAATAGCTGTAAAAACGGCTTTACTTTCAGCCCCGCCACGTCCTAACGCCAAAAGACTTTCGCCAAATGCGCTATTTAAACCTAACGTTTCTTTTAATTTGTCGCCATACGCAATAATTGCGTCGGACGCCTCCGTATAATTTCCGACGTTCAATTGAAATTTCCCGGTTGCTTCCTGCAAACGTTTCATTTCTTCGTATATTTCTTTGGTTTGTGCAACCAATTTTCGCCCCTCCTCGGTGTTTTCCCGTTCGGCTTTAGTCATGTTGTTTAAATAAATCTTATTCAATGAATATTGCGCCGATAAACGGTTATAACTACCCTCGGCAGATTGATTTATTTTGATAATCAATTTATTTATTTGGTTTGCTTCCTGCTTTGCCAAATTCAACTCCGCTAATTTTTTGGCGGCGTCGCTTTCAGCAAACGCCAATTCTTTTTGCGCACGTGCCAAACGGTCGGCGTCATCGGCGGCTTTCTTTGTCTTTTTCCGCCCGTCCTCCGTGGCTCCGGAAACCTTTTGCAATGTAGCCGCCAATTGAATCGCCTCGGCTTTGATACTTGCCAATGCGTCCGTATATGTGTCTTTTAACTCGGTCAATTGTTTTATTAATTCCTCAATTGAGTTATCCGGCTTTACTAAATCGCTGTATTTTATCGGTTGATTATCTGTCATATTTAAGAGTATTTAAAAATTAAACCATTTGTTTTTTTATATATCCCCCTGCAACATTTTGATATATTTTCACGGTGTGTATTTGTTTCTTTTGCGGCTATTGTTATGTTTTCAAACTCATTTATAAATCTTCCGTTCAAAGAATAGCATTTAACACGCCTTGCCCTTGCAGATTTTCTTCCTTTTAATTTTATTCTTGTAATAGGATTGTTGCAATTTTCCTTTTGTGTAACCCAACGTAAATTTTCATAATGATTATTTAACGGGTTCCCGTCTATATGGTCAACATACGGTTTATTATCCTTATTTGACACAAACGCCAATGCTACAAGCCTATGAATTAATACAGACTTTCGTTTGCCTACATTATCGTATAAATACACATATAGATATTTACGTGCTTTCCCCGGACTTAAAACTTTTTCTTTGCGTTTTTGCTCTCCCGTATTACATTTTGTTTTACGTTCTAACGATTTAACACGCCCGTAATTGCTTACTTGATATATAGGTTTATACCCCTTTACATCTTTCCAAATTTCATTTCTCATATTTCTATTTTTTTAGTTTATGCAAAGTTATTATTTAAAACCATATCACTTCTATATATCTGTGTTATTTTCGGGAAATTTCCTCGTATTTCGATTTTCTTTTCTCAAACGTATATTTTATTATCTGCCGGGGAATAACTCCGGAAATCGCTTTATTTTACGCTTTTCTGTTTTTGGGCTTTTCTTGCTTGTTCTTTTACATACTCAAATGCGTTGTAATATTCCAATACGGTAAATCTTTTCGGGTCAACGTGCAAATTCTGCGACAATATCAAACACATATTTTCAAATTGTTTGTCGTATCGTATTTCTACGCTGTCGGCTCCCGAAAATGATTGCGGATTGAAATACGTTATCAACTCTGCTGTAATTTCGTCAATTCTTTTTGCATCCGTTTCGGTTGCTTCCCCGGCTATGATTGTGCGCAATAAAATAACCGTTCTTTCTTTCAGTTGGTCGAAATACTCTTTTAATGCTGCATCATCAAATAACCGGGGAAAATACAACCGCAATTCTTCATCTATTTTTTTTTTAACCGCTTCCAAATGGGCGGTTAATTCTGCGTTCGGAACATCGGCGAACAAATCAACTATCTTTTGCAATCCGTCGTCTGATAAATCATTGCACGGGTTCCCGTCAATGCTCTTTACTAAAACCGCAAAAGCTAAATACCGGGGCGAAATCTCGGATTGTATGAAATACACATTTTGGCGCATATTCTCTAACTCAACCGCCGCCAACTGCGGGGTTTTGCTGTGTGCATACCTTATCGCCTTTTCAATATGTCTGTCAAAATCCGACAAATCCGAACCAATTCCGGCGTCAACCAAAAGCATTTTGTTATACTTGTGGAAACGCAACATCGGCAATTCGTCTATACTATCATACAACTCAACGTTCATTCCTTTTATTTGTACATTCTTCATAATAAAACACGTGTTATCATTGTACTACAAAAGGGAACGCCCAAAAATGCGGGGTTCCCGGTAAATATCAACGCAAAGAAACAAATCAGAACGCACGTCCACCACGACAAACAGAAATCGCAACTAAACATCTTTGCAAAGAAATCGTTCCCGTGAACTTGTACCCATTCAATAACGCCCCATTTGCGCAATAATGTAAGCACAAAAGCCGCCAACATTGCGACCAATATAACGTAAAAAATAAATTCTTTCATAATCTTACAATTTACATGATTCTCCAATACTTAATTCTCCATAGAACCGGAACCCGCCGTACGGGTGCATTAAAAATTGGTTGTCTATTTCGTCCAAAGAAAAACCCCGGTAAATATTTTCCGCCAACTCATAAACCTTTGTTATTTTCAAACGCCCATGTTTCAGCCAAAAGCCTCCGTTCAACACGTCCAATATTTGCCGCTTAACTGCTTCTTTGTTCCGGTCGCTCGCATCGTTGAATATCTTCCGGAAATCAAACCAAAAGATAAGGGAAAACGAGGTTTTTAGCCCTATTGAAACGCCGGATTCCCAACTAACGTCCTGCGGGTCGTCAATCCAAAAAAACGAAAAATTCCCAATATTTGCATCCGGGGTTACTTCTATATAATCGTTTCGCCCTACATAAACGCACGGGGTAAAATAACGTTTCCGGTTCCCGTCATATTTAACAAGTCTTTCAGCCCGTCCAAATGCTTTGTCCAACCACGGTAAATTATCAACCAATCCGGTTTGTATATTTCCAATAATACGGTCTAATAATTCCGGGTTCGCAATCACCGGGGCTTTGTTATTCGCTGCCATATATCGTTTTTTTTGCCTCTGTTATTAAATCCGGGAAAATATAATGCCATATAAGGATTTTAATATTTTCGTCCGTTAAACCTAAAATTTGGCGTCCATACTTTTTTATTAATTCCTCGGTTTTCCAATCCGCCGCCTTAATTTCAAATTGTTTGTCGCCAACTTCCAAATAAAAGCTACTTTGAAAATCGCCCTCATCCCTTAACGTTACCCGGTTTGTAGGCTGTCCCTTTGCCTCTTTGATTGCAATTGTTACCGGGCTATACGGGGCGTAATCCATGATTGAAACGCCCAAACGGTTAACGCCTTGTTCAAACAATTGTTCCTCGGCGTTCATATCTATTATATACGCCTCGTTGTCCCATATTATTTTTTGCACTAACCGCCCGGACGTTAATTCATCGTTGAACTTAACGACCCGTTTTAATAAGTCGTCAATTTTTCCCATTTACAATTATTCTTTAAAATTATATACAACTTTCATTTGAAATTATATATTAAACAGTTCTGTACCTAACGCCATGATTGTTACAACTCAAACAAATGCGGTCTAATCCTTGCGTATCTAACCGCAAAGCCTCATACGCTTTTTTAAGGTCATAACCCAACCCGCCGGGACGAACCCCGGACGTATTGCCGTCCAACTCATACAGAATATCGGTGCGGCTTGCATTTGACTGATTGCGGTTAACCCTAACGTTGGGATTCATTGCTAACGTTCGCAAACCTATTGCCGCAACCTGCCTTTGAATAACGGTTTGGAACATCTGCCGTTGCGAAATAATAAAGTCGGTCAAATCGCAACCAACCGTTATTTCGCAATTTAGCCCGTAATTGTGGGTATTTGTGTACATAGTATAAGCCACGTCCCATAATTCCGGGTATTGCTCGAATGTTTCCGGGGCGTCAACCTTAAATGGGGAAACCTGCAAATACTTTGTCATTTCTCGCCATGTTTCGACGGAACCAATGTTGCACGTTCCGCACGGCTCCCGGCTCCAATCCTTAGATACGTTTATTGCTTCCATCCCGGCGGGTAATTCGTCTTGATTATAGCAAAGAAACCATGAACCCCCGGCGTTGTTTGCGTCGCTGATATACGGCAAATAACAATCGGTCAACGGGAACCATTGAAAGCCGCCATTTGTAACGGTAAAATCCAAATCGAATGTTTTTACCGGGTCAATCTGCGACGAATGAAATAAATACATTCTTACCTTTCCGGTCGCTCCGGTCATTTGTAGCCCGATTTTCTCAATTTTGGTTGTTACCCCCATACTACGAACCGGAACAATTTCAAATCCTACTAATTTATGGGTATTTTGAATTGTAGCCCGGATTCTGCCGGAACCATCAAAAAACGTTTTTCTTTCCAATAAATTGCGGGTTTCCTTTTCCAACTGCTTAATCTGTGTAAAAGTCTGAACAACGGTTGCAATTCCGTTTAATGTCAGTCTTTCCAAAAAGTCAGAAAAAATGTTGTATGGTCGCCAATACGGGTTTCCGTAATCGTCCCGGCTGTAATCTTCGTTAAAATCGCTCGCCGTCGGTTCCTGCCCGGTATTATCTATTTTAGCAATCCAAAATATATTGTTATGCTTTACCTTTTGCCCGGCTTTATACGGCAAAATCAAATTCCATTCCGGATATTGTAGCCCCCAATCGTCCGGCATTATTGCCTGCATATTATCTAACGTCAAAAGCGGGTGCGCACCTTGAAAATACAACCCACTTTCCGTCTGCGTTAAATTGTCGTCTATCGCCTTTGCCGGGTCGTATGATTGCTCCCACCCGCACACATTTTTTAACGCTTCGCATATTTCATTTATTCTTATCATAAAAACGCCCATTTATTTCCCATATTAGGAATTAAGATTGCAATAAATAAGGGGGCGGGGATAACCACCCCGTCCCCTCGGTTAAATAATTGTTCCGTTTTCCGGCTTATGCGCCTGCACCTCCGGCGGGAAAATCCCCGGCGTTGGTTACATATACAGGCATACCCAAAGGTTCGTTTTGGTCACGTGCTGCAATCTGCGCTTTGATAATCGGATTTGCAACCTTTGTTGGGTCACTGTTATAAGCAACCAAAAAGGCAACATCAACACTAAATCCGAAATACTCCTTAACGGCGCAAGTCAAATCCTCTGTTGCTGCTCCTACTGTTGCACTTTGGTCGCCAACCGAAGTATAGTAATGTGAACCAACTGGCAAATCAATCATCGGCAAACGTACAACATCCCATTCATGGAAATTGGCACGTGTACGGCGCAATGCTTCACGGTCAACACGGGTTAACACGCCAACGTTACCATCTTCAACAGCAAAGAATGTTCCATTTTGGCTTACTTCGTTTGTCACGTTGTTTGTGTAATGGAATTTCTTTCCGGCGTATTCCAACTGTTTGTTTACGTCGTTTGTCGCTCCATGCTGCGCCAACTTGCGAACCAAACTTTCGATTCCGGCGTTGCAAACGATATGCGGCATACGTGGGTAACAATTGGCTCTCATAATTGGGTCAATGTCGCCCAAAATTTCGGTTGCCATTTCCTTTTTAACCTTGATAACGTTACCGGAAAAGTCATAATTCAATTTGTCTTTCAATACCTGCGTTTTCTGTGCTTCCAACGCTGCAATTGCGCCTTTGTCTAACGCATCAGCCAACGCACGTGTATATTTTTCCATTTTACGGTAAAAGTCGTGTTCATACGAAATTTCATTGTTCGTATAAGCCGCCGGAACCATAGTAAAACCGATTGTGTATGTTGCCCACACAACGGTATAAAGTGCGGACGTATTTTCGTCGTCCTCAATTACACATGAACGGACGTTGCCAACGGTAACATCGCCATCGTAATTGATAACCGGGATTTGCACGGTATTACCCATTGAGGCAAACGCCCTTTCCCTCAACTTTGGGTTAATAATGGAATTTGCGGCGTTGGTTTGCTCAATAAAGAAATCCAATGCGCCATACTCACACGGGCGGGTCATATTGCGGTCAAATTCCGGGTTCTGAACTCGCCAATTCTGTAATCTTGTTGCAATTAAACTCATAATGTTTTATTTTAAATTGTTATTAATGCGGGTTTACCCTTTACCCGTGGTTGTTTTATCTCTCCGGCAATGCTGCAATATTGTTGTCTTTCCATGCTTGCGCCATTGCATCCTCAAACTCTTTGGAACCTGCGGTCATTCCCTGCGCCATCAGATTGTTACTAATTGCGTCGTATGCTTCAACACGTGTTTTGCATCCTGCAACGTCAATTACTACGCTACCGCCTGCGCCTCTACCTCCCGGCGGGATTGTTCCGCCTCCCGGCTGTTGGCGTCCTTTGTCAATTATTCCCATTGCGTCCAATTCACGGGTTAACAACTCGCCCGGCGTAAATGGGTTTAACTGATTGTTCGGGTTTCTCATAATCGCCCCGGTTTCGTCCTTAAACGCCAAAATTTTGCCGCCTTTGCCATCGTCGATATATTCCGGGTTCATTCCCTTGATTTTATCGTTAGCCTGCTGCAAAATAACCTTTGTTACACTTTCCGGCAAACCTGCCTTAAATTTAAGCCCTGCGGACGCTGTTTGCAATTCGTTGTCTATCTTAATGCCGAACAACTCTTTGGCGTGGTTTTCTTTTTCTGCCTCAAACTTTTTGTTCAACTCTGTATATTGAGTTGTAACGTTTGCCAAATCTGCTTTTGCCTGCTTTAATTGCTTTGCGGTTTCTGCATCTGCTCCACCGTCGGCAATTACTTTTTCCAAACGGGTTTTCTCTTTTGTCAATGTTGCAATCTGTGATTCCAACCCGGTAACGCTTTCCGCTTTTGTCTTAAAATCTCCCAACACACGTTTTGCGTAATCGTATGTTTTTTCAGTTCCGTTTTTCTCAACTCCGGACGCTGCCAAAATATCCACATCCAAATTGCCGTAAATTTCCCCGGTTTTCTTTGCTATTACACTATTTTCGTCATTCTGTGATAACGTTGTAATTGCGTTAATCTGTTCGTCAGTCAAACCGGACAAAGCCGCATTCGCTACCAAAATTTCTCTTGTTAATGCCATAATATTACCCTTTTATTATTAACTCAAACTAAATACGCTCAACGCTCCGGTATTGCAATCTACCAACGCAACCTTATATGTTGGTGCCTGCGGTGTTGTTACGTCTTTCGACCATGCCAATACCTTTGATTTGTTTGTTACTTTTGCCGTTTCCGGTGTTACTACAATAACATCGTTAATCGTTCCGGCTTCAATACATTCTTTCAATTTCTTTTTTGCGGCTTCGTCTATCGTCGCAATTGGTTTCGTACTTGTAACAATCAAATTGTCCTGCTGTGCAATCTGTGCCATATCTTTATAATTTTTTGGTTTAACTTATTTGTTTGTTTCCGGCGCATCCTGCTTTGCTTCCGGTGTTTCCTTTGATTTTCTTCCCAGCTTTGCCGCCGTTTCCAACAATCCCTCGGCTTTCAGTTCTGCAAGAATTTCGGCTTTCATAGCTTCTTTCATTGCTTTTTTCTCTGCCTCTGCTGCCTCTGCTTTGGCTTTTGCACCGGCTTCGGCTTTCTTCTGTTTTTCTGCCTCCAATTTAGCCTCGTTTTCCTGCAACCATTTGTTCGGGTCGTGCATTACATCAACGGTAAAACCCTGCTTTCTCAAATTGTGCAACCCAAAAGATTCAAAGAACTTTTTGCCGAAAACCTGCATACGTGGTTTTGAAATTCTTTCGCCCGTGTCTTGGTTGAATTTCTTAACCTCAATTCGGCAATGATAACAATCTTCCTCGCCCTTTGGTACAATAAAATTTTCCGGGGTAACGTCTAAAATATTGACGTCTTTAATTTGCCCCTCCTCTGTTCTCACTTGCATACTCGTAAAATTTATTAGTTATTACTTTTATTTTCTCGGAAAATGGTATTTGCGTTCCAAATTCCAAAATATTTGTATTTTCTCGCTCAAATCTGCGAACAAAATTAGCAAAATTCAGTTTTACACGCAATTCCGGTTCGCTAATTATCTGTTGCCCATATAAATTTAATACCTCGGCACGGGTTAAATGTCGGTACGGCTCCAATTCTGCCAACACTAACATACGTTGTAATTGGGTCGAGTCGTTCCGGTACTCCGTTTCGATAATTTGGTTTTGCATTGCGTCCAATTCTGCCTCACTTGCTCCGGTTTCCTTTGCTAACTTGTAACGTTCCCGCAACTCCATTGCATCGTAAATATAAAATTCCGTGCCTAAATTGATTTTTGCAGAAACAAACAAATTGCCGTACCTCAATCGGCAAACCGTTTCATCAACGAATTGTTGCGCCGCCTCAAATCCTTTCTTTACCCGGTTTAAAATTGTGCTTTGGCTCTCAAAATTTGCTTTTATCTGTTGTTCGTTCAATGCGTCCCGTGTTGTTATTTCCTCATTCGTTCCGACAATAGACGTGATAATATTGTTGCGCAATCGCTCTTCCTCGGCAACATTATAATCCAAACTATTACGGTCAACGGTCAACATCTGAACCGGGTTGCGCAAATCCGGTTGTTTGTCGCCATCGGGAACGGGTATTTCAACAAAAGAACCAACCCCGGCAATTCGTTTGTCGCCACATTTCGGGCAACGCTCTAATATCCCGGCTTGGTCTAACTTGTAACGTCCTTGTTTGTCTTTCAAAAACCCGCCGTCGCAATAATCGCCATTTTCTGCGTTGCTGAAATCGCAACTTTGTTCATAGCCGGAATAAATAGGATATGAACCGTACATATCCAAATGCCGTTTTGATATATGATAAAACAGATACCAATCCATGCTTTCCAACTGCTCGGTCAATGGCGACGCCTTAACATCGGGTTCCCTCAAACTTATTGCCTCATTCCAAAAGAAACGGGCGGGGGTATAACCTAAATCGTGGGGGCTGTCAATCAGCAAATCGCCAATATTCCCGTCTTTCTCCGTAAATACCCGGTATCTCTCATCGTCAATTACTGCAATACGTTTGTCGTCCTGCTTGAAAATTATCCATCGCATAACGCCCGTTACCGGGTCTGCATCAAACGTTATTACCTGCTCAATTGGCAACCAATAGAAATACGGACGGGGGTATTTATCGGCGGCGTCTTGCTCCGTTGGCAAATCCACAATTAGAACGCTGTTAATTTCGGTTTTGAAATATTCCCACCCTTTAGAACTCCAAATTTCCGGCTCCCTTAAAACGTTCTGTCTATAATACTCCCAATCGTCCCTTTGTCCGCTCTCCATAAACTGATAATTGAACGCCGGGTTACGACCGTCAAAAATTCGGCTCAACTTATCAAAGCAAATTCCCGTTACCTCGTTGGTCTTAACGGGGTAACGGAAAAGAGTTTTGAAAATTTTAAACTTATCGTCGGGTATAAGGTTTGAAACGAAATTCAGAAAATCCGTTAACGGTTGACTGATATACGGCGCAACAAAGGTTTCGGCGTGAAACTTAATGCGCTGTTGGTGTACAATCGCACGGTTAATCGTCGCCCCTTTCTTTTGCTCCGTAATCTGTTTTTTTATGTCGTTTATACCTAATCCCATAATCTTTGCTAAATTCAAAATTTGAGTTTTCCGGCAACTGCCATCCGCCGTTATTTCCCATCATCAACAAACGTTCGGCGTGCGTTATCTCAAATTCTCGTTTCATATTGTGTTGGGGACAAACCAATAAAACTTTTGTTGTCTTTCCCATAACCAACCCCCTTATTGCTATGGTGCCGCTTTTAAATCTGTTAGCGGGTTGAAATCCTGCGGAACAATAATTGCCAAATCATCCGACCAATTCGGCAAAAATGCCCATTGAATGTTGTTGCTATCCGGTGCCTCATATCCGCCCAATGTTTTATCGCCGATAAACAAAGAACGTATTGGAATCGGATAATGGGTTGTTGCTGTTGTTGCGTCTTGAATTGCTCCAATTGCGCCGTTTTCGTCAAACAGATAAACGCCCAAATTGTCGCCCCAACTTTCGCACTGCAATTCTTTCAAAGCCTTGATAATTTTCTGTGGCAACTTTCGCATAACCCCGGTAAATGGCGTTGGCTCACGTCCCACAATTTCCTCAACGCCTCCCAATGTTTCGTTTCCACCTCCAAACGTTCTTGCTGCGCCTGCTTCTGCTGTCGGGGCTTGAATGTATGGGGAAATAACAATCTTTGTATCATCGTCAGCCGACAACAACGGCGTCCACGACGCTTTTTTTTCAATACCTGCATCGGTTTTAAATGAATTTTTTTCTCCGGTGCTTTTGTACAATCTTTGAAATGCTACTTTCTGAATCTGCCCAAAACTTTCCGGGCAATTACTTACGGGAATATCGGGCAAAGCCGTACCCGCCGGACACTTACAAATCATAATCCTAAAATTTTAATATTTAAAACTCGTTTTACTATCTCCGGGGCTAACTCTTTACCCCATTTATCTTTTGCAAAGTTATAATATTTTTCCGTTAAACTCTTGCGTATATGGAATAAATTGTTAGTTACGACGTTTAACGCCCCTTGTTGCTTGGCTGTATGGTCGTGTATCGCCGTCCGCCAATTCCTTTTCATATATTCCGGTCAAACCGTCCTCCGGGTCGTCATGCTCATTTGCTGGGAAATCACGCAAAAACCCGGTTACGTGTTCATGTATCTTTGGAAAACGTTCCTCCCATCCTAACGGCATTATGATTTGGGCGTTGACGCTTGCCGAATTTGTTATAATGCGGCTTTCCTTGTTGGCACCTTGGTAAAATGGTTCGGAAATCGCTTTTATCTTTTTACGTATCAACTTTTCAAACCCGGCACCGCCGTTGTTACTTTCAATCCATGCTTTTTGCGTTCCACAACGGTTTATCATTTCCGGGACGGTAACGGCTGTTACTTCTGTATTTTCCTGCGTAAATACCATGTCAGTAATTAGCGCATACAAAATCGGTTCAAACCGTTTCTTTTGTTCGTTCCATGCCTCATTACCAGATTTGTAAATGTCATAACATGCCGAAAATGTAAAGTCGTCGCCCTCGTCGGCAACGTCTGTATAATTTCCGCTACGTACATACGTCCCCCATTCGGATTTGTCAACGTATGTTCGGAACGGGTTCCGGTACAATTTGCCCTCTGCATTTCCGGGGTTGCCTTGATACAAGCATTGAAATTGTACGGGGTCTAACGCTCTTTGCCCCTCCAATTTTACCCGGCTGTGTCGTCTATCCCATAACGCCGCCCCCGGTTCCCGTGGGTCAATCTCTGTTGGTTCCCCGGTTTTCAGTCCCTCAAAATTTATTCGTACCCATGCGCCCGCCGGAATGTCTTTTACATCATCCCAACTTTTAATATCAATTACGGTTTCCCCGCTTTTTTCTATGCGCCCAATCAAATCATCATCATGCCAACGGGTAAACACAATTAATTCTTGGGAATCATTATGCAAACGGGTACGTACTACGGTCGTGTACCATTTCCATGCTGCATTACGTACAATCGGGCTGTTGCCCTCGGCATAATCTTTATAAACGTCGTCCAAAATAGAAACATCAACCGTTTTTGAAGTCAACGAACCGCCACGGCCGACAACACGCAATGAACCCTTACGCCCAACCATTTCTATTACGTCGGAATTTCGTAAATACGTATTAGCCATTGTTACTACGTTGGAACCGTTCAAATATGTTTCCGGAAACAATTCCCGGTATCTTGGTGTGTCAATTATTCTTTGGACATCCCGGTTAAAATCTCTCGCAATGGTTGCCGCATAGGAACCGATACAAATCTTTTTGTCCGGGTCTAATCCCAACATAAAAGATGGTAACTTTCGGCTTGAACCCTCGCTTTTTCCATGTTGAGGGGGCATTTGCACAATCATTTTCTTTATTTCGCCGTGGGCGAATTTATCCAACAACGTATAATAAACGACGTGGAACGGTTCCAATGCTAAATCCGGTTGCATATACCGGGCAAAGTTTATCAGCCTATTGCGTGACGCCGCTTTTACTAATTCCCCGGGATTGTTTTTTAGTGCGGCGTACATTTTAAGTAATTGTTCTTTATCCATTTTGTTTAATTCTTAAAAATATACCATATATTTTTGTCTTACCCCCGTATTTTTTCTGACTTAAAAACCGGAAATCTTAAAAAACGACCAATTTAATGTTTCATTTTCCATTTGTCGCACGCTTTTTCCGAACGTATCATACTGTGATTTTCGACAAACGGGCATTTTAAACAAATCGGGTTCCCGGCCATATCTAAATTTGAATGTTCATAATAGAATTTACCCCAACCACATTCGCCGCACGTGTGTACGGGTTTCGGTTCGTCTTTTTTCTTGATATTATTCTTTGTTGTTCGTGCCATCGTCAATTACTCCTTTCTCTGCTAATTGTTTTTTATATTCTGCTGTTTGTAGTTTATCAGCAACCGCAAACAATAAATCCTCCGGGATTGCTGATACATCGTATTGCGGTGCATCGCCGTTTATGCTTTTTTCTATTCCCGGAATCTCAACTTTAATTGGTGCATCAAATCCCAACATCTTTGCCCGGCGTTGCTGCACATTCAAAAGCAAATCCAAAAACCGGGGGTTCCCGGCGGACGTTTCCGTTGTGGTTTCCTCATACCCGTAATATTCCGGGTTATCGCCATCCTCCAACACTTTACGGGGCTTTGCGTTCTGTCTGTTTTTCTCTCTCGTTTTCCCGGTCTTGGAACGTTCCCACGCCTCCCACAATTCAACCTCCATTTTATCCAACTTTCGCAATTCCTGCGTAACGTAATCGTCTATATTATCCATACGCTCACGTTTCCACTCAATAAGCAATTGTTGCATATCCCAATAAACCATCTGTTTACTGATTGTGTAACCGACCCCATGCCGGGCGTTTTCTTCATTCAGTCTTTCGGAAATCTCTTTGTACGTGTAACCACGCAAAAACAGATTTGAGCAAAACGACAAATCAAATTCCCTTTGGTCTTTCGTCCTTTTGCACATTTTCGGGCGTCCGCCCCTTTGTCTTTTACTTGCTTCCATTTTCCAACCTTTTTATAACAGCAAAGTCTTTCGCTTTGCTTTCCTCTCAAACGTCGCTTTCCCTTTTGCTTGTTATTTTCGGGGAATTTTCGTTTTAAGCGGGTTTTGTTTGTTACTTGACCTTTTATTGTCTTTTGTATTTTCGTCGCCCTACGGGGCTAATTTTGGCTTTCTTTCATTCCGGTACCTAAACGGCAAAGCCCCGGTTATAATTCCGGGGCGTTTATTATGCCTTTTCTACATTATTTCTATACCATGAAAAGGTTTTAAAGCATATTTTTGACGGGGTGCCGTCTTTCTTTTCCTTTCGTATGGTATATTCAAACTTTCCGTCATTGTCAACTCTTATTTCTTCAATTGTGCCAATATTTTCACCTTGTTTCACTCTATCCCCAATTTTAAACGGACAATTTTCTTTTATGTAGCTTTCATCCGCTTTGGCTTTTTCCTTTTCGTTGTACTCCAAAGCCTTTTGTCTTATATGGTTCAATTCTTGAACTCTCTTTACGTATGTTTCTTTATCCATGACTTTATTATTTTTCTGTTGGTAAATCCACGGTTAACAATACGGCGATTGCTGTTTTTCCTCTTTGTCCGTTGTCGTCTTGAAACGCTGAATCAGATTTGCAATTGGTTGCGTTCTCATAAAGTCAGCACATTTAAAACGGTCTTTGCAAATATTGCAATCATCCGGGTAATTGTGTTTTGCATCCTGCGAACTCTTTTCGTCTGCCTTTCTGAATCCGTGCCATTCGTCACGGCGGGCGATTGCTTCCGAAAATACCGCCATTGCATCAATACAAACTTGTGCCAAAATAAAATCCGGGGTATCTCTCATTTCCTTTTCTAAACCGTGCTTATTAATAAGTTCGGTTAGTTCTTGTTTAAAATCTTTTTTCATACGCTTAAACTTCTATATGTTCAATTTGTGGTAACTTCTTTATGTATTCCAACATCGCCGTTTTGCTTTCCTCGGTTTCGTCGGTTCTGTTTATTACCAACTGAATAACTTCCAAAAGATAATCGCTATCAATACACGCATTATCAACGTCGGTAATATTATACAATGGTTCCGTTATTTCCTTGACGGCTTTAAATGCTTCTTTTGTCAACTTTGCGGCTTTTTTGAATCTCATTTTTTCGCCCTTTTCAAAGCATTTGCCTAAATGGTTTAATTTATCATCAGCGTAAAAAACGCATGTATGTGCCATGTCCGCCAAAAGATACGCCGTATTTGTAAGGAACAACGCTTTTTTTCTTAATTCTTCTTTTTCTTCGTTTGTCATAGTCTTTTGTTAAAACGGTTCTCAAAATGTTTGTATGATTCGGCGGTTTCCTGCTGCATATTACCGCAAACCGGGCTTTCCGGTTTGTTGTGTGGGTGTTTGCGCATAAATTCCGGGTTTTTCTCACGTCCTGCAATTTTAGTATATGCCATTTCCTGCAATTCTTTTTGGGAATATCCAAACAATGCTGCAATATGGAACAATACGGCGTTCAAATCTGCTAACTCGTCTATAATTTCCGACGTGTTTTCCGGTATTATTCCATTTACCAACATATCATCAGCAACAACAAACAATTCGTGGTATTCCTCTGTAAGTTTTAAAAATCTCATTTGAAAGCTTTTGCCGAAAAGTTTATTCATCTTTTCAAACAATCTCTTTTCGTCAAAGGTCAATCCGGCGGTATTGGCGTCTTTTTCTTCAAAATTAGCCATAAACGTTTGCATATCCATTTTGCCAAATTTTCCGTCCGGTGTCAATACAATAAAATTTCCCTCCGGTACGTCCAACATTACGCCGTTTTCGGTCGGGAATGAATAAACCGCCAAACCTCCGGGCGTTCTCGGAATCTGCATTGTTCCGCCTCCGGTAAAAATCTGCAATTTTTCCCAATTATCACGCTTTACGGGTAATGCACGAACTTCTAACAATCGGCGGCAATAAATATCCCCGGCGGTTTCGTCCGGCATACCTAAATTTGTGCGCAACTCATTTGGCAAATTTCCCGCCCCTTTTTCGTATTCAACAAAGAATATTGCACCACGCAAAAGGTTTTGTTCTTTAATCGTCCTTACGTCTTTTATTCTTTTTCCGTATCTGCCTTGAACTGCATATATTGCGGCTTCAATTATTCTTTCCTCTTTGTCCGGGGCGTACATTTTAAGTTCAAAGTAATTTTCTTTCTCTGTAACTTCCGGTTCTGTTCCCGTTACATCTTCAATCATCAAAAACGTTTCCGCATCAAACGGAATAAAACTTCTTTTTTCCATATCTAATTTGTTTTGAATTAAAGTACAAAGCATTTCACCTTGTAAAACAATCTACCTGGTGAACTCATGGCATAAACGTCTCCGTTGGCAAATTCAATTTTATTGCCTGTGCAGTTGATTATTCTATTATCTTCACTCTCCAATTTAAGAACCTCTTCTTTTGTCATATTTCATCCTCCTCTATTTCAAGTAAGACATTAAGTTCCACACTATCCGTAAATCCATCATCAGGATATACAGTTTCTTTTTCTACATATTCAATCCCGTGAACACGTATAAATTCAGCGTTCTCTTCATCTCAGTTTGATTCTGTTCTATCTGTGAGCATAAATACATTAGCTGATTTAGGCATTTTTTTAAGCTTTTCTATAAGCTCTCCAACAGTTAATGTTTTCATAATTTTATTCCTTTTTATATCAATTATTAGTTAATTGGCAGTTTCATAAAACACATCCACATAGTCTTTCCATGTCTTCCAGTAGTATGGCCGAAGAGTG